TTTTCGAGTAAGAGCCTCATTTCTTTTTGCACAAAAGATATAAAGTCCTTAGAGACAGGTATTTTTCTGCCCTCAGGAGCGGTCTTATTGTGCTCAGAGACGAGATCAAAACATATTTGCTGTAGTTTTCCGGTTCCTTGAGCCTCACGCGCACTCTCTGTGTGTGCATTATCAGTAACAAATTCATTTACAGATACATTATCAGATACATATACAGCTTCGTTTGCTTCGTCTTGCTTCGCGTTTTGAAGCGTTGCTTCGTTTTGCTTCACTTTGCTTCGTCTTGCTTCACCACTTCTTAAACCGCCGATTTTTCCTGACTCACTTCTTTGTGTTTTTGTGTTTTCCCATTGCTCAATGTCGTATTCAATGCGGCGCTTAATTTTTAACCATACTGTTTTAGCAAAAGAGTCGAGGTCAGGCTCAATACCTTTTGTTGCATAGTTATAGATATATAAGAGAAATTCTGCTTTGCTTTCTTCCGGTAAATCCTCTATATATTCTGAATGAATTACAAAAGACTCTCGCATTTATTTGCCCTCGTATTTTTTGTTAAAGCATCCTGCCCAGTATCCAGCCTTAAAAGCTGCGTGAATTTCGTCATGGCAATACTCAAGGCCGTTTTCTTTTTCAAACTGCTTAAAGAGTTCCTCTCCTGACTGGTGATCAAGTGACTCAAGATACTTTTCATGCTCTGAGAGTAATACTCTGATTTCTTTGAGCTTTGCGCTTATTTCTAAAAGTTCTTTTTTACTCAGATTTGTGTTCATGCTCCCTCCTAAAACTTCTTTAATTCAAACTCATAAACCTTCTTAGCAAGTTCTAAACACTCGCGCGGTTTATATCCAATATTGCATGAGTCGTTACATCTCAAACTGCATACAATGGCAATATTAAGCGGATGATCTATTACAAGAGCTCCGTACTTATTCCTGTTTGCTTTAGTATTGGCAATTCTGTGAGCGCCTTGCCAGGTTGAGCGAGATAGCTGCTTACCGCATACTTCACAAACTCCGCCGCAAGAGGCAAGGGCAATTATCCTCTGCTGTTCCTCTGTCTCATTCATTACTTTTTACCTATGAAATACGATTTTATTCTGCGAGACTCTCCGAAACGATTTTTAACAAGTTTCCACTCGTCACAAATATTTATGCCGCGTTCTTTAAGTTCAAAGATGCGTGCAGAGAGCCTTGTCTCTCCGAGATGCTTATTCGCATCCATTGTTGTAATAGCACCGTTTTTCTGAATAAAATCAAAAACACGCTGCTGTGTTCTGTCTAATACAATTTGTTTTTTCTTTGTACTCATTCTCCTTCCTCCCTTAGAATGATGTTCAATTCAGCTGCCAATATGTGCGATGCCTCAATGAGCTTTGCACATTCAACCGTGTCGCAGTTGCGCTCTGCCTTTGGTACTGTATAACCGCCGATTGTCTCGAACGGATAATTTAAGTTTTCAACAGCGCGCATTTTGACGCAGTATTTTACAGTTTCATAATCATTGCCCGTCTCATTACATATCTGCATGATGTGAGCGTTCAGGTGATGATTCTGTGAGTTCTTGCCAGTTGTCCGTTTTTTATATGGACGCTTAAAAGTCACCTGCACAAAATCATTTGTTTTGTTATGACAGGCAAGAAGTACATTGACGAGCGCGTCTCTCAGTTCCGGGTCAGTTGGAGCTTCAAAACTTATAAGGCCTTTTGTAAAAACCCTGTGCAACGTCAAACATACTTCTGCCATTTTTTCCTACCACCTTTTAAAAAATCTCAGGCTGTTCTGCCATTGTATTTTCTGCCTGTCCGGGAATATCTTCCGGGAACGGATTTCTCTCTTTTTCAAGTTTTTCGAGATATTCGATAACTTGATCCGCAGTTCTCTCTAAGCGCCATTTCATAACATTTTCAAAATCTTCTTTACCGAAAACTTTCGAGCCGTCAGGTCTTGTTGCTGCTAAGATTGCGTTTATTTTTTTTCTCTGCTCAGGAGTATCTTCTCCACCTTTAGGAGTGACTGCGTTTTTAGGAACGGGTTTCTGATATGTTTTCTGAGCAGGCGTAGGGCGAGACTGTTCTACAGTCATAGAGCTTGCGTCTACATCCTCGTCACTTGAGATGCCGAACATTGCGCAAAGTGCATAGCGTTTCATGTAAGTAATTGCCGCACCTACGTTCTGAGCTGCGTTGCCTTTAGCAAGACTTACCTCAGGTAATGGAGTTGTATCCTCTATCCACTCTCCAGCATTGTGAAAAATGCGTGTCGTAATTGCCCACTTACCATTATCAAGAGTAGTAAGAGTCTGCATAAAACCGAGATTGTTTTTTGCAAGTATTGGACGCAGAGTTGAGATAACAGTCTCAAGATCAGTGTATTTGTAGTTGTACCCGTTTTTGTCTTTTGGCAGAGTAGGAAATTCTGCCTGAGCTTTAGTCATTGCATCGAGCAATGTTTTTATCGTTTCGCTTTGTGTCATGTTCTCTCCTTACTGGCCATAGCCATAACTTGCATCGTCCATAGCAGGCGCTTTTTCTTTTGCACCGCCGCCTACAAACTGTAAGTCATCAACCATAATGTTTACGTTTGAGTGACTTTTTCCGGTATCGTCTTTCCATGAGTCCTGTTTAAGATACCCGTCAATTACAACCTGCTTTCCCTTTACAAGATATGGAGTTAAGTTTTCTGCAGTATGTCCGAAAATCTTGCAGTCAAAGTAAGAGACTGTATCTATCCACTGACCGTCTTTTTTCATGTTGCGGTTTACGGCAATAGAGAAGTTACCGATGCATCCGCCATTGTTGAAATACTTGAGGTTGCAGTCTTTGGTAAGACGTCCTGTAATTACAATTCTGTTAATATCTGTCATGTTATCTCCTTAAAACCCCGCTTCATCGCGGGGATAAAAATTACTGTTGATTTTCCACGCTATCGTGATAGAAGTTGCAGAATTCTTTGCATGGGCAATAGTCAGCGCATTTTCTTGATATTGCCGGGCGGTATTCTACATAATGAGAAATGCCTAACTCTTCTGCGTATGCCTCTGCGTGTTTTTTTGCGTCAGGATCATCCTTCTCTTTGAAAACTTTTACTGCTGTTTTACGGCCCGTTTTCATAACAGCGAATTCTTCACCGTCTGCCCAGCGTTCAGACTTAGAACATGGCATAATCAAGTTGTCATCGAGCTTATAATTGTCTGTAATAGATTTGATTTTTGCCTTGATGCGCTGTTCAGTCTCTTCGAGGTCTTTGTCTGTAACAGGGAAGTCATAGATGTAAACCGGGGCCTGAGGATAGTCTGCTTTTCTTTTTGCATCCGTCTTTGAGTGATCCTTTAGCATTGCGACAAAACGACAGCGCTTTACATTAAGGCCGCTCTGTCTCATCAGCCATGCATAAGTAAGGCCCTGAGCTTTCCAGTCATCGAATGACTGAAACATAACTTTCCAAACTGACGCTGTTTTCCAGTCCTCAAGGACTTCGTTTTCCATGTCGTAGCGGTCAACGCGTCCTGTTACTTTCCAGCCGTCAACGTCCACTTCAAACTTTTCTTCTTTGAATGAGTCATCATCCTGCTTTTCCATAAGCAAGTGAAACGCAGTTCCAAAGGATGCCCATACAAGCTCCGATGCATCCTGAGTCATATTGTCAAAGTGACGGTCACTCAGAATGATTTCCTTGTCTCCCTTTAAGAGAGTAGTTGCGCTCAAAGTGCCCGGTTCATTGTGACGAGCAGTTGAGACAAAATTGACAAAAGACTGCGGCAGATTCATTTTATTTGTTGTTATCATCGTCTGCCTCCTTGTCATCCTCTGACTCATATTTCTCAACGGTCAGATTCCATTTGCCAGGTTCGAGCTGTTCAGCCTTGACAATTCTGAAACGAGAGCCATTAACGCCCTCAAGGTAGTAGATAAGAGATTTGAGTTCGTCATTCATTGCGTGACCTCCTTAAAGTAGATAACCTCGCAAAAAAGATAAAAAAAAGCGCCAGCCTGCTGTGTTGACTGACGCTAAATATCTCTTTTACGAGGTCTTAGCCAAAAGCTAAGAACAGACACAGCAAAAGTTCTTAACTCTTGATATGTCTACTTTAAGGCGATTTTTTGTAATTGTCAAGTAAATTCGTTAAAATAAACACTTTTTTTTGCAAAATTTATTGATTTTTTTCTCGAATTGCTTTAAAAATAGCCTTTGTGTGTGGGAGGAATGGAGAGTCCTATCACATATACACCATATCAACGCAAGCAGCAACGTAAATCTTATTATATACCCTTATGTTACGCAGGTCAAATTTCAGTTAGAAAAACTGCAAAGATTCTGAACATGGCCCATTCAACGTGTGGAAGTTAAAAGAACGCTATAAACAAATCGGCGATCTTGCTTTTATCAACGGGCATAAATACTCAGTACCGCACAATAAAAAATATACAAGGTCTTTCTGCGACAGACTTGTCTCTCTTTATAATTCTGAATGGCCTGACGCACCTTTTGCGACTTTTTATGAAGCTCTAAAGAATTTCTATAACATCGATATAAACTATAATTCACTTCGTCTAATTCTTAAACAATATGGAATTAAACCGCCGCGCTCCTGGAGTACCAAAGAAAAACAATTACACAAACCGCGTAAAGAGCGGCCGTGCGAGGGAGAGCTTTTACAGTTAGATGCATCTACTCACGATTGGCTTATGAATGATACTTACATCTCATTGCATGGCGCTATTGATGATGCAACGCATACTGTCACGGGTTTATATTTCTGTGAGAATGAATGCCGATTAGGATACAATGAAGTGCTCAGGCAGACATGGATAAAGTACGGAGTACCTGAGGCAGTCTATATAGATCGTCATTCTTCTTTTGTAAAGAATAAACGAAAAAAGAATTTTACTTTGACTGAGCGTCTCGAGTATTCCAAAAACGAAAAAACACATTTTAACGATTTGTGTAAAGCGTTGAATATTGAAGTTATACTTGCCCTCTCTCCTCAGGGTAAAGGACGCATTGAGAGACTATGGCAGACTCTTCAGGGAAAACTTCCTTACATATTCAGATACTTACACATCGATACACTTGATAAAGCAAACATTTTTATTTCGCAATGGCTGGATGATTTTAATTCACGCTTTTCTATTTCTGCATCGTCTCCGGTTTATAAGTTTACACCGCTGCCTAAACACTTTGACTTAAACTACAGACTGTCAGTAAAGTTTACCTGTCGCACTAATTCACGCGGCCACTTTTTATTTCACGATTGCGAATTTATTTTAGATGCACCTAAAAAAGATTTCAGGCACTTCGAGCTTTGTCTCTCCGAGTCTTTTGGAATTAAAGCGTATATGTCCGGGCAATGGTACAATGTCCGACTCGCAGAAAATATTCTGCAGGATACAATAAGCGATAAAATGCCCGGAGTTGAGAAGTCACTCATAGCGCGTTACTTACTGAATGATCTGCACTCTGATTATGCATAATAAACGGACGGTAAGAATGACTATCAGTCTTTATATCCTGATTACGCAAGAGGCAATCTATTCTCATCAGGCACAACATCTTATACTTGTACAGAAGACGTGTATGTAAGTTTTGGTGCAATTTGGTCACAACGAAATTATACCTTAAAAATTGATAATGTTGATGTTGCTATTAAATGTGAATCTGGTGGTTGGTACACTACATCTTTTTATGGATATGTCAAAAAAGGCTCTGTACTTACAATCGATTCTGCAGCGCTCCCTGTGTTTTTCAAGATTTATGGGCTTACGAGAAAATAACAAACTAACCGCCTTGTTAGCGGTTAGAATAATCGCGGTTTTTGTAATAGCATACTTTTTCCCACGTTGGACTCATAACGCCAGATTTTAAAATATAAATTTTATCTCCTTTTTTAAACGGTACACTTGTACTTACACAGCCATAACTCGTAGCTTGATAACTTATTTGCTCATTATTAATGAATACTTGGATTCCTTTCCATGCCTGCGTAGAATCACCTCGTCCTGTAAAGACATAAAACCCATCAAAGCTCATTTCAGTAGGATGATTAGAATCAGTAGATATTGTTATATCTTCCCAATCACTTAATTTATTTTCATCTGCGTATCTAATTTGACCGTCCGCATAGATTGTATAATCTGTAGACGATAATACAACCGGATTACCGAGTACGAGCCAGCCGCCATTGTTTGAGTCGAGCGTTGCATCATACATCAATTCGAGCATTGTATTGCTCATAATA